GACCCCACATAATTTGAGCCAACCGAGATTAAATAAGAAGAGGGGATACAAAACAAAGCAGCCGGAGAAGGAAATACAAGGACCGCAATATCATGGCAAAGATATCAGTTATGGCAAACAAGGCCGCAATAAACGTTGTGTCTGGAAGATACCAACAAAAAGTTTTAAGGCAACCCATTTTGCAACTTTCCCCGAAACATTAATCGAACCGATTATTAAAGCAGGATGCCCTGAATTTGTCTGTAAGAAGTGTGGGAAGGCAAGGTTAAGGATATATAAGTTTACAGGAAAGTATGAAAAATGTGGGGGCAAAGATAGCATAACAGCAGAGAAAATACATAAAGCTAGTCCCACAAGCACATTATTGACCGGTAAGAGAAAAGTTAATGAAGAAATTGGTTACACTAACTGTGGCTGCGATGCAGGTTTTGAGGGCGGTATAGTTTTAGATCCCTTTATGGGGGCCGGGACTACCGCGTTGGTAGCCTTAAAACAGAGAAAAAGATTTATAGGGATTGAAATAAAGCGAGAATATATAGATATGACAAATAGGAGAATCAGAAAGGTTCAGCAAGAATTCAATTTAGGATGATGCAAAAGGAGGTTGAAATCGAGTTAGAATTTATCGAATTATTTGCAGGGATAGGGGGTTTTAGATATGGACTTGAAAATTGTAGAAATGTTTTACAAAGCAAGACTGCCAAGAATATACAAAAAACTATGCCCTGCGTTGAGAAAGGGGAGGCAAGGTTTGCTTGTGTTTTTGCCAACGAATGGGATAAATACGCCTGCAAAATCTACCGAAAAAACTTTGGGGAAGGAGAATTATATGAAGGAGACATTAGAAAAATCCCAGCCGGGTCTATTCCAAACCACGACCTTCTCACTGCGGGATTCCCTTGTTAGGCTTTTCTCAATTGCTGGAAAACGAAAAGGATTCAACGATACTCGCGGAACTCTGTTCTTCGAAATATGCAGGATTGCGGAAATTAAGAAACCTCGTTTACTTCTGCTTGAAAACGTCAAAGGGCTACTTAATCACAAAAAGGGGGACACTTTTAGAATTATCCTCGATTCGCTTTCAGAATTGGGGTATGACTGTGAATGGGAGGTGTTTAACAGCAAGAATTTCGGAGTCCCGCATAACAGGGAAAGGGTGTTCATTGTCGGACATCTTAGAGGAAGAAGCGGACAAAAAATATTTCCTATCGGAGGAATCAGAGAAGCTCCTCGTAAACAGGATGGGATTGACTTTAAGATAATACACAATATATATGGAGGCTTCGGGGAAAAAACGGTTAGAGAATTTAAAAAATATTCTCCAACAATTAGGACATCCAAGGGCGGAGGACACCTGCCCATGATAGTGAAAGATAATAAAATACGAAAGATAACCCCGATAGAATGTGAAAGATTACAAGGCTTTCCTGATAACTGGACGAAAGGAATAAGTGATATTCAGAGATTAAAGTGTTTAGGGAATGCAGTTACAGTGAATGTGGTTGAAGAGATAGGAAAGAGAATTGCCAAAGTTCAGCAGGAGATATTTTAAATGAAGTATCCTGAAGATTTTATAAATAGAATAATATGTGGGGACCATTTAATAGCAATTAAAGATATTCTCAATGATGTAATTGATTTAACAGTAACAAGTCCACCCTATGAGGAATTGAGAGACTATAGAGGGTTTATATTTGATCATAAAAAATTGATAAAAGAATTGTTTAGAATTACTAAGATAGGTGGGGTATTGGTTTGGGTGGTAGGAGACCAAACCATTGATGGTAGCGAATCAGGTAATTCTTTTCGGCAAGCTCTTTACGCTAAAGAGATTGGATTTAATTTACACGATACAATGATTTATGAGAAGAATAATTGCAGATACCCAGCAGGAAAAAGATCTGTAAGATATAGTAATTTTTTTGAATATATGTTTGTATTTTCAAAAGAAAAACCTAAAACAATAAATCTTATTAAAGATAGAAAAAATAGATGGGCAGGAACTAAAGGCTTTGGTTTACAAAGTTTTAGGCAGAAAAATGGGTCATTATTAAGGGAAAATCATAATGAAATTTCAAGAAGAAAGAGGACCGATTTTTATGGATGTAGGAGTAATATCTGGCGTATGAATACAGGATATGGATATAGCACAAAAGACAAAATAGCTTTTGAACATCCTGCAATATTTCCAGAACAGCTAGCACAAGACCATATAATCAGTTGGAGCGATAAAAATGATATTGTTTTAGATCCGATGTGTGGAAGCGGAACAACTTGCAAGATGGCAAAAAAATTGGGTAGGAGATTTATTGGAATTGATATAGGTCCAGAATATTGTGAAATTGCAAGAAAAAGGGTTAATTCTATTCCAGAATCTTTATTTTAGAGGTTAGTTATGGAAAAAATAAAAATAGAATTCATGGCGAGTCTTCCACCGATACAGTCGGCAATAAATATTGACGGCCAGGGAGATGGGGCGAGGATAAAGCTGGATATCCCGGCAAGCGAGATGGAACAGGTAATAGAATTGCAAAAATTAACTAGGAAGTCCTTTAAAGTTATTATCGAGGAGATGTCAGATTATTGAGGTGAGATCTAGATAATGCATGAATCAAATGAGATGGAAATGGAAAAAAGAATATTAGAGGTATCGGGGATGCTCTTAAGTGGATTATCTACCAAAGAAATACTTCACTATGCTTCACAAAATTGGGGTGTTTCAGATAGGCAAATCAAAACATATATAAGGCGTTGCTATACCTTGTGGCGTCGAGATTTTCAGAAGAAGAGAAAAGCGGGTTTAGACTATCATTTGGCTAAACGAGAAGTCCTATATAATAAAAATTTTAAGAGGGGGGATTTTAACGCTTGTTTGGAAATTGCTAAGGATGAAGCGAGATTGGAAGGATTATACGTAGAACGAAAAGAAGTTGGGACTCCTGGCTCTTTTGCAGAATGGGTCAAAGCGGTAAAAGAGGAGAAGGAAAGGAGACGAAAGAAAAATTCTAGCTCAAATAGATGAAAAAGATATACATCTATACGATGAATATGATAATGACTGGAATAAGTTTGCCAGGGATGGTTTGGGAGTTCGGCTAGACCGAAAGCAAAGACAGATATTGGAAACAATACAGGTATACCGGAGAACATCGGTCAGATCGGGCCACGCAGCAGGAAAAGACTATATGGCAGCGGTTGCCTCTTTGTGTTTTTTATATCTTAATGTTCCCTCAAAGGTTATCAATACAGCACCGACCGATAGACAAGTTATTAATATTATGATGGCTGAGATAGGCAGGATATATAGAAATGCCCAGATAGATTTGGGGGGGGACCTATGGACTCATAAGATAACCTTCGGAGATCCAGACTGGTTTTTGTTGGGCTTTAAGACCAAAGACAAGAAGCCAGAAGACTGGACTGGTTTTCACTCTCCCAATCTTATGGTAGTGGTTACTGAGGCGAGCGGGATAGATCAGGTAACTTTTGATGCTATAGAGGGAATACTTACTGGTAATAGCAGATTAGTTTTGATATTTAATCCGAATAGGACTACCGGAGAGGCATACCAAAGTACCAGAAGTCCTCTATATAAAGGAAAGTTTAAGATAAGCTGTCTAAATTGTGTGAACGTCAGGGCTAAAAAAATATTGATCCCCGGACAGGTGGATTGGGAGTGGATTGATGAGAAGATCAGAAAGCCAGGCTGGGTAGTAGAAATTAGCGAGGGAGAAGTGAATGGAGACTCCTATGATTTTAAATGGGAAGGCAAATGGTATAGGCCTAACGATTTGTTCTTAGTTAAGGTTATGGGAGAATTCCCTCGAGCAACTGAAGACACCCTAATTCCTTTAAACTGGATAGAGATGGCCAATGATAGATGGCGAGATTTAAAAGGTAAAGGAGAAGGCGCTTTAAAGTTAGGGGTCGACGTAGCCGGCATGGGAAGGGACCTTACCGTATTCGCTTTCAGAAGGGGAAGTGTTATTGAAAGAGTGAAAGCTTACAGTAAACAGGATCATATGGTGACCGTGGGGAGAGCAAAAAATGAATTAATAAAGAAAGAGGATATCACCTATATAGATTCAGCAGGAGAAGGGGCTGGAGTCTTTTCGAGATTAATAGAACTAAAGGCTAACGCGGTCGGAGTTAAGGCCTCAGAATCAGCAAAGGGCATGACCTGTCTCTTATACACATCTCCGAGCCCACGAGACCAGAGAGGATCTCGTATGCCGTCTTCTGCTTGAAAAAAAAAA